GACCTAGCTGCACCTTGGAAGTCTATGTTAGTTGCTCTTAAGGGACCAACTGGTACATTCCTACTAGGAGACCCTGACTATGCGACACCACAGGGTACTGTAAGCTCCTGTACGCTGTCTGGTACTGTTGGTGATGAAACTGCCACTGTAACTATGACTGGGGAGCTTAAAGCTGGTGACTATATTCAGTTGGGTTCTGGAAGTGCAGCTAAGTTGCACCAAGTCCTAGTAGATAAGACTGGAACTGGCAGCTTAGAAATATGGCCCGCACTAAGGTCATCTTATACAAATGAATTAGTAATCTTTAATAACCCTAAAGGCGTCTTCCGACTAGCCACTAACGTAACTTCTTGGTCAATCAACAATGCATCAACCTACGGCATCTCCTTTGAAGCTGTCGAAGTAGTAACATAAGGTAATCTCCCCCATGTCTCGTGATTTAACCCCGACTACAATCGCCGCATTAGATGATGCTGTCGTTTACCCATTCTTTGCTGTTGAACTTCAGTTTGATAGTCAGACAATACGCACATGGACAGGTCAGGGGACACTTACTCTTGAGGACGGAACTCAGTGGATAGGCTCAGGTCAACTACTCAGCATATCCTCTATAGAAGAGACGCAAGAGATGTCCGTTAGAGGTGCAACTCTTACCATGAGCGGTATCCCCTTAGACCTTCTCTCCTTAGCTCTCAGTGAGCCTTATCAGGGCCGTGTGTGCAAGATTTACTTTGGTGTAAGGGGGGAGCAAATCTTTAATGAATTGTTCTCAGGTTACATGGACCAGATGAACATTGAAGATGGTGCAGACAGTGCCACCATTGAGATGAGGGTTGAGAGTAAACTTATCGACCTTGAAAGAGCTAGGGTAGCAAGGTTTACCTCTGGTTATCAGAAGTCAGTTTACGCTGGAGACCTCGGCCTAGACTTCATAGAAGATTTACAGGATAAGCAGATCGTTTGGGGCCGTAGTAGTGGAAGTTAAATATCAGCAAGAGCTTATTTCTTATGCTAGAAATGAGATAGAGCCGTTAGCGGAACTTGAGTGGGAAGAATCTGGTCACCCTACAGCAGAGTTAAACATTGATTGGGATGCTTATTATAACCTTGAGGGCAGGAGCTTACTTAAGTTCTTTACTGCCCGCAAAGATAAACTTCTTATTGGGTACTTTGTCGTTATTGTATTCACTCCTCTTACAGCTAAGGGTGAGTCTGTTGGTTGTTACGATGCTGTGTATGTCCATAAAGATTACCGTAAGTCTTCTGTAGGTAAACGTCTGTTTAAGTTCGTGGAAGATTGTATGAAGGAAGACGGCATCTATAGAGTTGTCGCCTCCTCATCGAAGAAGAACCCTATCGGTAATTTCCTTACTCGTATGGGTTATAATGAAATAGAGACTAAATACGAGAAGGTGCTATAGTATGGTTATTATTACTGCTCTTGCTGCTATAGGTACAACAATTGCTGCTTCAGCTTTTGGTGCTGCTATTGGTATTGCTGGGGTTACAGGTACCCTAGCTCTTGCAGCCATTGGTCTTGCAACTAATGTCGTACTTGGTATGGCCCTCAACGCACTAACACCTAAGCCCTCTGTTGGTGGCAGTAACCGTGGTTATCAAGTTAACAGCAGAGGTTCAGCACTAGACCATCAGATTATCTATGGTAAAGTTCGTGTGGGTGGCGCTATCCTGTATGAGGAATCCACAGGGACCGACAACCTGTACTTCCACCGTATTATTGGTATCGCTGGGCATGAAGTTACCTCCTTTGATGAAATCTATATTAACGACGAGCTTGCAACTATTGATCTGTATGGTAATGTAACTTCCCCAAGTCGCTATAACAATAAAGTTCGGATTAACCTTCATTTAGGTTCGTCAGATCAATCCGCTGATGTAAACCTTGTAAGTGAATCTGCTAAGTGGACCTCTGCCCACAGGCTTCGTGGTATTGCTTATATGTATGTCCGCTTTGCTTTTGATACAGACGTATTCCCTAATGGTGTTCCTATAATAACAGCTACAGTAAAAGGTAAGAAGGTTTATAACCCAGCAACAGGTCTGACAGCTTGGTCAGATAACCCTGCTCTTTGCTTGAGGGACTACCTTACAACACAGACTTATGGTCTTGGTGAACTTTCTGAGAATGTTGATGATACCCTAGTTATAGCTTCTGCTTCTGTCTGCGCTGAAACTAACACAAACGCTGGTACAAGCCGTTATACTTGTAACGGAGCCTTTACCACAGCAGTTACACCCTACGATATGATCAATGGTTTGCTCACATCTATGGGGGGCAGTTTGTGGTACTCTCAGGGTAAGTGGCGTATGAAGCCATCCTACTGGACCGCACCAACCTTGTTTCTTAATGAAGACGATCTACGTTCCCCTGTGGGGGTATCTACACGCCATTCCCGTAGGGATAACTTTAACGCTGTTAAAGGTACATTCCGTGGTGCGGAAACTAACTGGCAGGCGACAGACTACCCAGAAGTTACTAACGCAGCTTTTGTTGCTGCTGATAATGGGCAAGTGTCTGTTGTAGATATTGACCTTCCTTTTACAGACAACTCTGTTGAAGCCCGCCGTATCTCTAGGATTGCCCTTGAGAGTAATCGTCAACAAATTATAGTAAGCGCCTCCTTTGGTCTTAGGGCATTGGAGGTGCAAGTTGGCGACAATGTCACTCTGACTAACTCTCGTTTTGGTTGGTCTAACAAAGTATTTCAGGTTGTATCTTGGACATTCGGTCTAACAGATGGTCTTGACCTTCAAGTTGAGATGATCTTAAAGGAGACCTCCGCCTCTGTCTTTGATGAAGTGGATGATGGTATTGTTTATGAACGTGATAACACCAATCTCTTGTCCCCCTTTGAAGTACCAGAAGTGGGGCTTAGTTTAGAAGTAGAGTTAAGGATAGTTAACCAAGAGGTTTTCGGCGTTATTAACGTAGAGGTACAAAATGAAAGTTCTCTTGCAGACTACTATGAAGTTCAGTTTAAGAAATCTAGCGACACTGGTTTTAAGTTACTTGGCTCTGGGACAGCAAAAAACTTTGATATCTTGATTCCAGAGGATGATACATACGATGTCAGAGCCAGAGCTGTAAACTATTTAGGTGTTAAGGGAAAATGGACAACTTTTTCGGGCTTTTCAGCAACAAGTTTTTCTTCGCCCCCAGAAGATGTTGTAGATTTTTCTGCGAATGTATCTGGGGGGACAGCCCAACTAACTTGGAAGCCTGTCTCAGACCTTGATATATCTCATTATGAAATTAGGTACAGCACAGTTACCTCAGGTGCCGTGTGGTCACAGTCTGTTGTTTTAATAGATAAAGTGGGGAGACCCGCAACAAGTGCATCTGCTTCTGCACGTCAGGGAAGTTACTTGATTAAAGCAGTGGATAAGCTAGGGAATAAATCTGTAAACCAAACAACAACTGTTATTTTAACAAACCTTAACGACATCATAGGTCTTAATTTTATACAAAGTTATATTGAAAACCCAAGTTTTAATGGGAGTAAGAGTAACTGTGTTGCCGTAACAGATGAAGGTTCTGTGTATTTAACCTTAGACACATCTATGCTCTTTGAGGGGCTATCTGGTAATTTTGACGAGGCGCTTGGGTTATTTGATGGCGGAGGGGGTAACGTAGTTTCACAAGGCACTTATGACTTTGAAAACATATTGGACTTAGGTGATAAATATAGTGTTATGGCATCATCTTCGATCATCTTCTCTCACCTCGACTATGTTAACACGTTTGATTCTGCCTTTGGGTTATTTGAAGGTAAATCTGGGCTGTTCGACGGTGACCCAGACGCTTTAGATGGGGCTACAGCTAAAGTTCAAATTTCTTATACGGATGATGACCCTTCTTTAGTTCCTGTTTGGTCACTTTGGCAAGATTTTACTGCTTCAACTTTGTCCGCTAGGGCATATCGTTTTCGTGCGGTACTTTCTACCAGTGACCCCTCAATGGCACCTAAAGTCACGGGGCTATCCTCTATAGTTGATATGCCAGATATAGTACAATCTAAAGATAATATTAACTTCACTGGTACAACAAATGTAGTTTTTCCTTCGGAGTTTTATACTACAGTAAACCCAGCATTAGGTCTTTCTATTACAGGCTTAGGCTCAGGTGATTACTACACAATAACAAGTAAAGATTACCAAGGCTTCACTATCACTGTCTATGATAGCAGTAACACACAACTAACAACCCCGACAGAACTTGACTATGTAGTCAAGGGGTTTGGTAAAAGGATACCTACATAATGTCACAAAACGATTTTAGTTTAGCCAATCAAGGCTTTCCATCAATGCGGTCAGACATGAACTCTGCTTATCAAGCGTTGGCCTCTAATTCCTCTGGAGCCACAGAGCCAGCGACGACGTATGCAAACCAATGGTGGTATGACGAAACAACCAGTTTGATGAAGTTAAGGAACGAGGTAAACACTGACTGGGTTGCACCGTCATTTGATGGGCTGACCGTAACTGGCGCATTCACCTCACTAGGCATCGACGACAATGCTGCGTCCACGGCCATTACGATTGATGCCAGTGAGAATGTGGGTATTGGTACGACTTCAGCTAACAGCGCCCGTCTCCGATTACATAATGCAGGGACGTCTGGAGCACCACAACTTATGCTAACCTCCATAGGAACTAGCAGCCAATCTGAGATACGGCACGAAACTTCTAATTCGCTAGTGTTTAATAATTGGAATGGTGTATCCCGTACTGAGACTATGCGGATTTATGCGACAGGTGATGTGGGATTTGGCGTCCCAGCGTCAAACTCGAACGGCAAGGTCATTCAGGCTTCTGACGGATACATTTTCTTCAGTTCAAGGGCGGGTACAGCTACAGCAACACATAACCTGTTCGTCAACGCAAACGGTGCTGTCGGTAGTATCCAAACTACTAACTCATCCACATCCTACAACACATCCTCTGACTACCGCTTGAAAGAGAACATCACACCAATCCAAGGTGCTGGTGATATCGTTAAAGCAATGCGGCCATGCACCTACACATTTAAGGCTGACGGTGATTGGGCTGACGGCTTCCTCGCACACGAACTTCAGGAACTACATCCTGTTGCTGTGTCTGGTTCTAAGGATGCAATGAAGGACGAGGAGTATGAAGTTACTCCAGCCGTCGAGGCTACTTATGATGCAGAAGGCGTAGAGTTAACACCTGCTGAACCTGCTGTCATGGGTACTCGCAGTGTCCC